GTTTGATTAGGTTCTTCAAATACATACTCTGTTTGTGCTCTTTCGTTAGCTTCCCTTACTTGAGAACTACGTGTGTTTGTTCGTGTCATTATTTACCTCCACGTTGCATATTTATTGTTGTATAATCACCTTCAGATTTAGTTACCTTCATCTTTTCGGCAGCATACTGTTCAAGTGGTATTCCCCATTTATTAGCTAATCTAACATCTTCTTGAGATAGTTTAACTTTCTTTGGGTTAGGAGAGGAACGTGACCCTCCTGCAACTACTTGAGATGGTGATGACGAACCATCATTTCGTTCTGTTGTAACAGGCTCTTCCTTTTCTGTAAATTTACTTGGAAAAGCTGCTCGCATTCTTTTATCAATCTCATCATAAAAATCTTCATCAGTAGGAGTATATCCTTCACTTTTTAGTTCAGCATCTATTGCTAAAGCTGATGCAGTCATGATGTTATCTTTACCAAACCATTCATTATTTGCTTGCCAATCTAAAGCTCTTGGGTCTGGCCTAACAGGTTGTTGTGCTGGTTGTTGTTGTACCTGTTCTTTTTGTTCTGGTTGCTCAGTAAATTTACTTTTTGTTATTGCAACATTTTTTAAATCAGTTTGTGCTTCATTTAATGCCTCTTGTGCTTTTAATAACTTTTCTTTATCTTGTGCTTCAAAAGCATCAGCATATGCATTTCTTGCTAAATCTAATTTATCTTTTAATTGCTTTTCTGTTGCATCTAAGTTTAATTTACTGACTTTATTAAACTCTGTTTCTTTTGTACTATATGAATTTTTTAATTTTTCATTTTGTTTAATTAAATCAGCTATCTGTTCGTCTCTTTCTTTTCTTTGACGTATTAACTGTCTAATTCTTTTTTCTGCACCTTTAGTTTGAATGCCATCTAGTTCTTCAGGCTTTTCTTCTTTTGGTGTCTCTTTCTTTTCTTGAACCGGTTCAGGTTTTGCCTCAACTTTTTCTGGTTCTTTTTCTACTTCAAATTCTACTTTGTCTTCTTCTTTCTTTTGAGATGTATCTATCTCACTCCAGTTGTCTTCCATATTATCCTCCGTTGTGCACGAAACAAACGCATTACGTGCTTATATTACTATTATATCACATTTTACAAGAAAATGCAACTATTATTTACATTTTTGTTAAATTAAATGTAGGGTCTAAATGTGTTGGGTCTTCTACCTTCATTATTACTTGGTCATCAAATAATAATAATAGCTTAACACCTTTATAAAAGAGCTTTTGACCTGCATGTTTTCCGTAGCAAATATAATCATTTACTTCACACCAAGCTCCATTTGGAAACTTATCTATATCTTGATAGGCTAAATCTCCTACTTTTATTACTCTACCAACTGTAGTTAAATAAGACATATCATCTTTAACTGCATCTGGTAATAATATACCACCTTTAGTTTTTTCTTTAACACTTATTGGTCTAACTAAAACATGATATCCTGGTAGTTCTGGTAATATATCTGGGTCTACTTTATCATCATCAGATATCCATGAACTGTTCTTCATTGCACTTCCTAGAGCGACTTGTTGCATTAATCATCCTCCATTGTTTTCTTTAATACATTTTTTAATGTTTGTTTAGCCCATTCTATACTTGCTATAGAACCAACTAATTGCCTATAATGAGGATAATCTTCAGCAGAACCATTTCCTAATGTTTCTTTTAACTGAGATAGTTCCTCATCATAGGCTTTTAATACTTTGTCAAATATTTCCATTCAACTATTACTGGTCTGCAAAAGCAGGTGCAGTTGCTCCTGTTACATTTCCAAATACTTGATAGTTTGTGCTATCTAAACCTAAGAAAGTAACTTCAAAAGCTCCAGGTACATTTAATTGTAAACTACTATTTGAACTTCCATTTGGATATACAACAACATTATCAGCATTAGTATCTAAATGTGTAATGTTACCTTTGTAAAAATTAGAGTTCCCTGGTGTTACAAATATTGCATCAGTTGCATCAGCAGCACCACCACCATAAATAAATTTATAAAAAACTCCTGCTTCTGGAGCTGGTAGTGTATAAGTATTATCTTGTCCACCATCTGGAACAACATTTATTCTACCACCATGAGTTGCCTTTGTAATTGTAATATCACCATCAGCTAGTTCCACAGGTGTTGCTACTACTCCAGCACTACCATAAGTAAAATCTGTTGTGATAACACCAGTAGAGGAATTTTCTGTGATAGCATTAAAGCCATCTTCAGACCTCACTGGTCCTTTAAAAGTTGTGTTTGCCATTTTCTTCTCCTTGAATAATCTACTGTCTTGGCGAGTCTGCTAGGTCAGTCAGTAGAAGTTAATAAACCCTAGAAAATTATTTATCTATATCTTTAATTAATTTTAATACTTCTTTATCTTCTTTTTGTTCTACATCTGCTTGTTTCTTTGCAGAATCAAAAAGCATCTTTTGTTGTTCTAATTGTATCTTTTCTTCTTCGATAGCTAGTTTAGTCATTACATCTAATTGTTTTAATGCCTCTCTACTTGTTCTATCATCAACACCTTTTTGTGCTTTTAGTGCTGTGTTCACACCTTTTTGTTCAGCGTCAAACATTTGACCTTGACGTTTAATATCTAACTCTTGTGCCTGTATTGCTATCTTAGCATTTTCTTTAGCAGCATCTAGTTTTAATTTTTCTTTTTCTAATTCTACTTTAGCTTGTTCCAATGCTACTAACTGTTGTTCTGGTGTCATTTGTTTGCCCATTGCAATATTAGCATTTAATACATCTTGAGCTGCAGCAGCCATAACAGCCTCTACATCTGTAGGTGTTCTAGGTTGTTCTGGTAACTGTTCCATCATTACTCTAGTTGTACCATTTATTTGTTCTTGATATTTCATCAATGTATGTTCTTGTATATTAGCTTCTAGTATTGGTTTTACTCTTGCCATAATAGGATTAGCACCATTCATTGGGTCTGATAAATATGCCATTTTTACCTGAATGTGAGCATCATGATTTTGACCTGAAAAAGCAGCTATAGGTAAACCTTTTGTTGCAGCAGCAATATCTGATACTGGGTCTAAAGGTTGTGGCCTAGGTGCTACTGGTAGTATCTCTTCTACATTAGGCATATTAGCAGCATTTAAAATAGTTCTATTTAATGCTTCTAAGTTAAACATTCCTGGTGGTGACTGTTGTGCCATTTGTAATGCCATATTTGCTAACATCATTCTATGTGCATTACTTGGTATATTAGGGTCACTTACAGGAATAACATCTACTGCACCATCAAAATCTTTTCTAAATATTTCTCTACTTGCATTAGGAACATCATAAGGATATTCTGTAGGTAAATAATCAAAATCTATTTCTGCAATAATTTTAAATTCATCTCTTTGTGATTTATGTAATCGTTTATGGATACCAGAAAAGAATTTACTAGAGGCTTCTAATAAAGCCATAGTAGTTCCTACTGGTCCATAGGAGGCAGCATCAGAAACTATTTGTTCTGTGCTGTCTGCAAACTTCTGACCTGCAGCAGTTACAAATCCAAGCATGTTGTATAGCACTGAGGAAGGCTCTTTATATGGGAGAGGAACAATCGCCTTTTGTAAATCTATACCTGTTGCTTCGACCTCCTTGAACTCACCAGGAGCAATAGGTTCGTTGTCGCCCACCATTCTTACTCCTTTTGCCTTAAACCCTCCTGGTAAATTAGCAAACTGCCCAGCATCTACAAGACTCCTCATTGCTGCAGTCGCTGTTAAAGTTAAATTACCTAAGAAGTGTATAAGACCTAACCCATAAAAACTAAATCCTGGAACAAATTTGTAGTGGACAAAATGCATCCTTTTTTCTTTATTTGTATCACCGGCTCTATAGTTTCTACGAATACTTAATATTTGGCGAGACTCCTGTTCTACAGTTACAATGTATGGAGCAAACTCACCCTCTTCACATTCTGGGTCAGGAATGTCAAGATGTAAATGTTGTTCTAATAATACATATTGTGGGTCACTGTCAGCAGTTGGTGAGATACCCATAATAGTATTTAGTTTTTCTGAAAGAGTTGTTTGAGAAGGATTAGATGCATCTGGTAATTCTACATCTGAATATATTCCTGACTCAATATCTCTTTGCATATCTACTGGATTACGATAAATGATATGTGTGTATCTATCAGCTTTTCTTAAATTACTTGCATAGTATGATACATAAAATTGGTCAATAGGTACAAACTCTGAAACAGGTCTTTCTAATCCAGCATCATAGTAAACCTTTTTAATAGCAGAACCTATTAGAGGTAAATGAAAAAGCATTCTTTCAAACTCATCAAAGTATTCTGGCATTTGTTCAGTCAACTGATAGTTCATAAAGTTTTGAACTCTGTTTGCCTGTTCTTGTTTATCTACAGATTGTGTTCCTAATATTTGTGCCTTTACTGGCCCACCAACTGGAAATAATTCTTGTGATGCTTTTGATTGAAACTTAACAGCAGATTCAATTAACAACGGATGCACTGCAGTACAGGCACCCTCAAAAGGTTCTGTTGTATCTTCTAGTTTTAATCCTAATAAATCAAAACCTCTTTCAAACATAGAGTCCCACTCTCCTCTAGAATCTCTATCAGCTTGAAAGTTATCTATTACTGTACTAGCAATATCATTTAATATTTCATCATCTAATGTTTCAGCAAGATTAGAATAATATTCTTTTGCTGTTACTTCTTCTTCTATTCCTTCTTCACCAAAGTTTACTGTAACTCCACCATCTGTATCTACCTCAAAAGATACATTCTCATCTGCTGGTGCTGTAGCATTTATTGATACTACATTTGTTGTTTCTTCTTTTTTATCAAATGGATTTTTTTCTACTGCCATTTATATTGCTCCCCCTGCTTTTTTATTTATAATTTTATCATATACTGGATGTTCTTTTCCTCTTACAGATATAGTTCCAATAGGGTTTCCTAAATTAACAAAACCTTTAATGGTAGGTCTTAATCTAGGTTCTGTTTTTGATTTTGCATATCTAGATAAATTAATTCCTTGAGGAAAATCAGCTTGTATTGTATAATAATGTTTTCCTTTATTTTCAACAGATACTAATGTAGGTATATTCTCATATTCTTTTGGAGCATTTAACCATTTCCATCCAGCCTTCTTTTTAAATAAATTTGTTTTTATTTGAGTAGCTCCTTGTATATCAGGGCTTCCAACTTTATCTACTTCAATATTTTTTGCAGTAAAACTAGGTTTGCCTTCAGGTGTAATACCAATACTAGCACTTTGAAAATTTTTATCTGTTAATTTTTCTTTTGTTATTGGATTTAAATATTCTCCTCCAATAGGAGCATCTTTTTCATCAAACATTCTTTGTGGTTTTGGAAAAATAGGAATAGTGTCTTGTATTTTTTCTGCAACCTTTTGTCCACCTTCTCTGATAAACTTAGAACCTGGAACTACAGTAGCTGCTAATCCTGCAACAGCTCTAGGTATACCCATTAAATCTCCTGCTGCAGCTTGCTTAACTCCTTCTTGATATTCTTTTATATCAGATGCAGGAGATAATACTTCTAGACCAAACTTAATAACATTATCTAATATGTTTCCTGCCTCTTCATCTGATATCTCAGTAATCTCTTGACTACCCACACCTTCTTTTAAAGAACGAACAGGTTCTTTTCTCTCTGGCATTGAGGTAGATAATTGTGTATATAATTCGTTAATATTATTCATATATATATTATACCATTAAACTCGCCAATATGCAACCCTTTTTTTAGAATTATTTTCTTCAGCCATATAAGGGTCATCAGGATGTGTTAATCTCCAGGATTCTTTCATGTAATGTATTGCCATTGTCATAGCATCAACTTGGTCATCATGAGCTGCATTTGGAAACTGTAAAATCTCTGTGTATAAATCATCAGACCATTTTTTATTTTTAGGTAACCAAACTCTGCCGGCCTCAATCATTGGTGAAGCTGCATGCACTCTAGATACTTTATCTTTATCTGGTATGTAATCTTGTACAGGCAATCCAGCTCTACGCATATCTTGTAATAATGATTGCCCTGATGCTTTTTTTTCTATGATACAAACATCTGGCAAAAATTCATCATATAACATTTGTGCCATTCTACGTAACTCAGGATATTCATATCTGCCTTTCATATTTCCTAATAAAATTAAATTAGGAACAAAGTCTTCATAACCATATTCATTTTCTTCATAACGATTAAACACACCCCAGGTTTGTATTACACTAAAGTCTGCTGTTGTTCTTGTAGAAAAGGCAGTATCGTATGTTTGAATTACAAAGTCACAAGCTGGTGGCTCATCATATTCCCACCATTGTAACCATTTCTTTTTTATTAATCCACCTTCATCAGGTGTAGGGTCCTGCATATACAAAGCATTCCAATAACGTGAACCATTAGATGCTCTTATTTCTTGTTCATCTACTTTTAATGACTCATCTGTTTTCCATTCTGGAAAGTATGAAGAGCCTACAGGTAATTTTAATAACTCGGCACTAGCTTCATCTAGCCATGCTGGTATTCTTATTACCTCCCAAGGTAGAATTGTAGAAAACTCTGACTCTTGTTTTAATAACCACCCACATAAATCATCATAATGATATCTGGTATTAATAATTAGAATACTTCCGTTAGGCATAATACGAGTTCTTAAACCTGCAGGGTACCATTCTTTTACATATCGCCTTCCTGCTTCTGAGTATGAGTCTTCTTCAGACATCACATCATCAAGAATTGCTATATGTGCTCCTCTTCCTGCGATTTGGCTTTTGACACCTGCTGCGTAGTAGCTGCCTCCTCTGTTTGTTTTCCATTTTCCTGCTGCTCTAACGTCTGTCCTAAGAGAAACACCTTTAAATACGTCTTGAAAAGACTTAGTTGATACAATATCTCTAACAGACCTACCGAAATCGCTAGAAAGCTGGTCGCTATGACTGACTGTAAGTATCTCATGTTCTGGATTCCTTCCTATATACCATGCTGGAAACAATTTTGAGCAGATAACGGACTTAGAACTACGTGGAGGCAAGAAAACCATCAGCCTTTTTATAGTTCCTGCTTCTAATTGTTTTAATTTTTCTGATATAACCTCAATATGTTTACCCATTTGCCAATCTGAAACTAATGTTGGTGCAAAAAGGCGTACAAATGTAAGAAAATCCTGCTTGGAATAGTATTTTACATTGTTATTTAGGTTATTTTTATAATTAATTACCTCTTCCATACTTTTATTATACCATACTTTGGCAGAAAAGGCAACTAAAATGTTTA